CAGGCTTGTATTAGAAGTTCAATACGCAGTAATCCATTTCAAGGGTAAGCGTAAGTAACTGAGGGGTATCAATATTATCATAGTCGTAATCACCAAAGCTAGCTGCTGTTATAATAGCACCTTTAATGATCCATTCTGAAACAATATCACCTACGGGGCCTACAGCATTAAGAGTTAGATCTTTCTTATAGAAGTCAGAGTAACCATCTCTACCTGTTACTGATTCGTGTCCTAAACGAACCCATTCCATTATAATTTGGGCACCTGAAGGGGTTATAGGGTCATGTAGTGTTAATGTTACAGGATCCCATGTTGTCTTACCTTTAATTTTACGGTAAGTGTTAATCCAGTTAATTGTGATAGCATTTTGGGTTAAAGCAATTGCGCTTAATCCTTTTACCATATAAGTAGGAACACCATCCATATACAGGATAAATCTATTCTGTTGTTTGGGTTCAAATGCTGTGAAAAAAATTTCGTTTGAATCTAATACTGCCATTGTTGTTGTTTATTATAAATATTCGAAATTATACCTTTTATCAGTTATTTTCAGGGAAAGTAGCTCCAGTTGGTAGAATGTTAAAGTTTAGAATTACAAATTCAGCTGTTCTTGTTGGTTGGAGATAAACTTGTCCTACTAACTCATTTCTATCAATTACAGCTGCAGTATTGATTGATTCATCCATTACTACTTTAAAGGCATATAAACCTTGTCTTTGCTGTACTGATTCTAGGTATGGGTTTACAATTGCTAAGAAATTATTTCTTGTAGCTTGTGTGTTGGGTTCAAAAACAATATTACCCGCTTGTTGGTCTAAGAACTGTTTGATATTAATTAGCAATCTTCTAACATTAATTCTATCTAAAGCAGAAGCTTTACTTTGTAGTGTTTTCTGTCCGAATACTACTACACCTGCTCCAGGGAATGCTGTGATGGGATTAACTTTATTATTATATAATTCGTCTCTAGAAGATTTAGATAATGTTCTTTGAGTTTTTAGTACTGTGGGTAATGAACCTCTACTTAAACCTGCGGGGGCGAACCATGGTTCAGCTGTTCTGTCATTATAAGCAAATACTCCAGGAATAAGTGCGGAAGGTGGGGACCATGTTAATCTTCCAGTAGCAGGGTCAGTTGACATTAACCAAGGGTAATAAGTAGCTGCATATGAATTATTAAGGCCGGATGCTGATCCTGTTACATCAGTAATAGTAGCATCGTATAATCCCATGTCTATAACTGCTAAAAAGTCTTGCCTTTCTTTTGCACTATCTAATAATACATCTAATTCAGTTGAATTATTAGCATAGGTTAAACCAGGGGCTATAACAGAAGTATATTTATATTGAGTATCATTTAATAATAAGAATGAAGCAGTGTAGTCACTAGGTGCTACTCCTTCTATGTTAGCTCCATCTATATTTTTACCAAAAAGGGCACCTGCAAGAGGGGTACCAGTACCATTATCAAATGTTCCATTTTTATTATTTACAGGCATAGCATCTTGGAATGCTTGGCTTCTAGGATTTCCATCACCATCTAAGTAGCTAGGAGTTTCGTTAATGTCAGTTACATAGACATACTTACTTCTATTAGGATAATCTCCATCAATTTCAATGTAAATATTATCACCTGTTCCTTCAACACTAGGAGCTTGAGTTCCAATTATTTTACCAATAAAATTATCATCAAATGGGTCTAGTGTTAAACCTGTGTATTGCTCAAGGGTAATTAAATTATTATTATCATCATCTCCTCTTCTTATAATTAAAGTAAAGGTACCAGAATCTGTGCGAGAATTGATAATAGACCACCTTAGGTTTGTTTTGCTACCACTCGGTAAAGCTCCGTTACTTTCAGGAGTACTGTTGCTGTTTTGGTCTGCTCCTTGAGAAATGGTGTGAATTTTAAAAGCATTTCCTGTTGTTGCTGCTACATCCGATTCAGCTGATGTGTAAGTACTGTTTACTGCTCTGCTAACTAAAAGGGTAGATCCTCCATTATTAAAATACCCATAGGCAGCAGTATTGGTAAGGAAGGAATTGGAAGTACTTCCAGATTCATATAAATCTCCAAATTTTGCTACAAAGTCAGAGTATGAAGTTACTTTAGTAGGAACATATGCAGGACCTTTTGCAGTAGGTCCTACAATCGCAGCACCCACCTCAGTTATCCCTTCAGGGATAAAGGTTTGATCAGTTTCATTGATATAAATGCCTGGTGATAGGATTTCGTTTGCCATGTTGTTGTGTTAATTTGTTATAAATATTCTAAAAGAGTTCAAAATTAAGAATCAGATTTAGTAAATATTCCAGTATCTAAATCAATACTTCCATTACCATACTTTTTAGTTAAATCTTGTCCTATTTTCAATTCCGATTTTTTAAGTTCTCTATTTGTTCTGTTATTCCTTCTTTTTGTAACTCAAGTAATTGAATATTATATTCAAGTTGACCCAAAGTAGTTATAATATTATTTTGGGTTTCTTGTAACTTGGATAAAGTTTCAATTTCTTCTTGTGATAACTTAATTTCTT